ACTCCAGGACGATCTCGACGAGGATCGGCGCGCCGAGGCCGGACGCGAGCCGCTGGGCGGTCTCGATGCGGGGCAGGTTTCCGCCGCTCTCGTACGTCCACAGGGCGCTCTCGCCGATGGCGAGCTGGAGCGCGAGCGCGCGGCGCGAGAGCCCCTTTGCGAGGCGCGCCTTGCGGACCTCCTTGCCGAAGCGCACGGCGTGCTGCTTGCGGACGTGATCGATGGGCATCCGGTGGCTCATCGGGCCGCCGCCCGTGTCAGAGGAGTTTCAGCGATTGAGGTGTCGTCAAGTGGGGCATCCAGCCCCCACCCGGAGGGGCGTTTCACGCTCGCGGAGCCCGCCGCGAAGGGCGCGCGCCGAAGGCGGAGTTCCACGTCGTGAGCGTGCATCCGGCCCATTGTCAGCGATGTTTCAGTCATCCGATCCCCTCCATGATCCGGTCCATGGCCTGCGCCGCGCGCTTGCGCGCCTCGTCAGCCCTTCCCCCGTAGATGTCCACGGTCGTCCCGATCGTCGAGTGGCCGAGCGTCGCGGAGACGGCCCGCAGGTCGCCGCCCATCTCGTCCAGCATCATGTGCGCCGCTGTGTGCCGGAGGTCGTGGAAGCGGACCCGTGGCAGACCCACCTTGTCAGCCAGACGATGGAACGACTGTCCCAGCGTGACCTCGGCGAGCGGGCGCCCATCCGGGCGAGCAAAGACCGACCATCGCGACGTCGAGTTCGCCTGGTGCGCGCTCAGCGCCTCGATGGCGACCCGCGTGAGGACGATCGTGCGGCGCGATGTAGCCGTCTTCGGCTCGTCCCACGACCACCGGTGGCGGTCGACCTGCCGGAGCGTCGCGGTCACGTTCACCGTGCCGGCCGCGAGGTCGACGTCCTTCCAGCGCAGCGCGAGCAGCTCGCCCTTCCGCATGCCGGTCGTGATTGCGAGCACGTACAGCGCCCAGTTCGAATCGCCCTTGGTACCCGTGATGAAGGTCCGAGCCTGCTCGGCGCTCCACCCCTCGATGCGATGCCGCGGGACCCGCGGACGCCGGACTGCCAGGGCAACGTTCCGGTCGGTGTAACCCCAGTCGACCCCCTTCTTCAGCGCCGCGCCGAGGAGCCAGCGGACGAAGCTCACCGTCGCGGCGGAATACGGTTCCTTGCCCTCGGCGCGTGGCAGCGTGGACAGGTCACGCATCAGCCTCGCGACGTCGTCGCTCGTGAGGTCGGAGACGCGGATGAAGCCGATGTGCGGGACGATCCGCTGGTGGACCGCGACGTCGTAGGCGATCAGGCTCGCGGGCCTCACCGACTGGGCGACGTATTCAAGCCACCGCTCGAGGAGGTCGGCGACCGACACGCTTCTCGGCCTTCGGGCCGAAGTCGACGACTTCCCCAGTTTCACGAGCTTCCGCTCGACCTCGTCGCGGGTGGTTCCCGTGACCGAGCGGCTGCGACCGCCGTGTCCGTCGGGCAGGTTCCCGATCCAGCGACCGTCGCTCGACCGCTGGTAGATGCTGCCGGTCCCGTAGCGTCTTGCCATGGTCCATCTCCTCGAAGCGCCGCAGCCAGGCGAGCGGTATGCGAATGGAACCACCCGGGCCGCTCGGGCGGATGTGCGGGATGTCGCCCTTCGCGATGCCACGCTGCACCGTCGTGGACGAGCAGCCGAGCAGCGCGGCGGCGGTGCGGACGTCGACGTAGAGCGGCTCGACCTCGCTCATGCGGCCTCCTCGTCGGCGCGCCCGCCGTACCAGTCGATGAAGTCGGCCAGGTCGAGCACGATGAGCTCGCGGCGCTTCCGCCCCGGCCCGGGCGCGTCGCCGATGACGAGCGCGCGGAGCTGGCCGGCACGACACGGCAGGGCGCGGAGCCATCCGTCGATCCGCTCGGGGTACGCCGAGCCGACCTTGCACTGCACCGCGATCCAGTCGGCCTCGACGTCCGCCTTGCCGCCGTACTGCCCGACGCGGCGGGCGCCCAGCCGCTCGGCGACGCTCCGCTCGTAGGCGTTGCCCTTGTTGCGCGCGGCCCGGCCGCGGCGGGTGGCCTCGCTCGTCATGCCGCCTCCTCCTTCGGGAGCAGTCCCGCCCTCGCCATCTCCTCGCGGAGGCGCGCCATGTTCGCGGCGCGCTGCTCGAGCGGCATCTCCTCGATCGCCTTGCGCTCCTCCTCGGCGCGTGTCCGCTCGGCGGCCTCGCCCGCCTTGCGGCGCTCGTGAGCTGTCCGCTTGAGGCGCGTCTCGGTCCGGCCGAGGACGGTCGCGCGGTCGGGGTCGGCCTTCCACTCGATGCCGAGGGCCGCGATGAGGTCCGCCGGCCCGTGATCGTTCGCGAGCCGTTCGAGCCACGGAGCGATCCGGGGCGACGGCCACGACGCGGTCAGTCGGTACCAGGCATCAAGGGGGTCGTCATCCTGCGTAGGAGCGGAGCTGCTCGGAGCGGAGTGGAGCGGAGCGGAGCGGAGAGCATCACTTTCGCATTCGACGTCTGCATGCGGTCGCACTGCGGTCGCATTGCGGTCGCTATGCGGTCGCATTGCGGTCGCATATGCCGAGGGGTCCTCGACGTAGGGCAGATCACGCTCAGCGGAGCCCTTCCAGCGCCGGTTCGCGGACTGCCGCGCCGCGTCGCTCCGGCGGCCCCGCTCCTTCTCCAGCCCGTGGAAGCGGTAGAGATCGCCCGGCAGGAGGTCGATGAGGCCCGCCTTCGCGAGCTTCTCGACCGCCTTCATGTCCACCCGGAGGGGCAGATGACCCGGTGCGGGGTACATCGAGTCGGCGATGAGGAGCAGTCGGAGCCACGTCGCGAGCGCCTTGTCGTCGCCGTAGACCCCCTCGAACTTGGGGTCGGAGATGATCGAGGTGTAGACCCGGACATACGGGTCCGCCTGTGCCGTCATGCCACCTGCTTCCTCCGCTCGTAGCCGTCCCAGTCGTCCTCGAGGACGCCGCGCTCCCGCCACACCTGGTGGCGGACCGTGTGGTTGTGCGTCCACACGGCGCGGGCGATCTCCTCGTCCGATGCCGGCATGGCGACGGCGATGACCCCGCCGCACACGCACTGCTCGATGCGGATCACAGCGGGTCACCTTCCGCGGACCAGTCGTGCATCCGATTCTCGTCGAGCTCGCGGATGCCCATGACCCACCCCCTCATCGCTTCAGCGGCCTTCTCCGCGTCCTCCTTGTCGGCATACACCCCGTCCACCCTCAGCCACACGTCCCACCCATTCCGACGTTTCTTGACCGCAACTCGGAACCACGGCGAACGGAGACGGATGAAATCCGCGGCGGTAAGGAACTTCCTGCGCGTTTCGGTCATCACGCTGCGTCCCACAGAGTCGGCTCGCGCTCCTCTGGTGCGTCCGTCTGGTGGCGCGGCGCATAGTCCGGCATCCGCACCTCGAAACGGGCCGACTCGTCGGCGATCCGTCGGCACCACAGGCACCACGACTCCGCCAGGGCGTGACCGTAGCGCGCGTGCGGCGACTCGAGGTAGTGCTCCCAGTCCTGAACGGTCGGCATGATGCGGCGCTCCGTCGAGGTGACGAGCCGGTAGCGGGCGTGCCGGCCGCCCTCGTGCGCCTCCTCGGTCATCGCGATCATGTGCCCGTCCGCCTTGAGGTCGGCGATGCGCGCGGCGAGCCGCATGCACCCGAAGAGCTGCAGCGCCTCGAGCGGCGTGATGCCCTCCTCGTGCGCCTTGAGGTAGTCGAGGATGTCGCTCGCCTGGCTCACGCGGCCATCTCCTCGCGGATGCATGCGTCGTGGACCCACGCGACGCCGTAGATGTCGCGCACGAGCGTCACGAGGTCGCCCTCCTTGAACGTCGAGCTGCACTCCAGGCACTCGCGCCCGACAACGGGGACGAGGTGCTGGATGTCCTTCGCGGCGACGACGCCGAGCGAGCCGACGGCGAGGTAGCCCTCGCGGGGGAACGCGCTCGCGTTGACCTTCTGGAACTGCATCACATGGCCCTCCCGATGAGGAGGCCGAGCGTCGCGACGATCGCGGCGGCGGCGAGAGCGGAGGCGGAGTCGGCACGGAGCCGGGCCGCACGGGTCGCGCAGCGGTGGGCGACGAGGACCGAGCACCGGCCCTCGCCGCGGTCGAGGCAGCGCAACAGAACGGGAGCTCCGAGAAGTCCTCGGACGGCGGCGGGAGGTCCGGGCCGAGCAGCTCCTCGACCAGGTGCGCCCGCTGCGCCGGGGTCATCTCCTTGAGCGACCACGTCCCGTAGAGCTCCTTGCCCTTCGCCGAGATCGCCTTCTTGTCGATGGCGGCCCGATTGAGCGCGTCCATCGCCTGTGCGAGCGTCAGCCCGTCCCCGGAGACCGGGGCAGGAGCCTCGTGGTGCCCGTTGCCGTTCGTGGGGGTGTGATGAGCCGGGGCGGCCGTCTGCGGGGCGCCGTGGCCGTTCTGGCGCATGGCGACCTCGTCGGCCGACGCGATGCCCGCCTTCGTCTCGAAGCCGAGCGCCGCGATCGCGCGGCCCCACGCCGAGGTCTCGGCGTTCTCGAGCTCCGAGCCGCGGGTGTACGGCGTCGCGCCGGGGATGGCGAGCGCCGAGTGGCCGATGCCGGGGCGCGGGTCCTCCGGGTTGCGGAAGGCGACCGCCCGGACGATGACGCGCTTGTCGGTCATCTCGACGATCTCGCTCTGGAGCGACCCCTCGGGGTACGCCTTGTAGAACGCCTCGACGCGGGCGGCGACGGTGACGTAGTCCTTGGCGAAGTCACGCGGCTGCATGGAGGACCTCCTCGGTGATCTCGCAGCGGCCGTCGTTCCACGGGGCGTGCGAGCAGTCAGTGCACAGGCCGTCGAACTTCGGACCGTTCGTGAGCGTGTGGTTGCGCGGCTCGGCAACGCCCTCGTTGAGGAGGCCGTCCGCGTCGATGGCGCGCGCCTTCGCGGCGGCGAGGTTGCGGGTGATGGCGCGCATCCGGTCGGTGACCGGCGCGGTGACGACCTGCCAGTAGGGCGCCTTCGAGCGGACCCACGTGACGTAGCCGACGCGGGGGACGCGCTCGCCGGTCATCGCCTCGACGGCGATCGCGTAGAAGCCGAGCTCCAGGTACGCGGTCGCCGCCGCCTCGGGCGACTTCGCCCGGGCGCCGGTCTTCACGTCGAGGATCGTGCTGTCGGCGAGGACGATGTCGGGGTGACCGTCGACCGGGCCGATGCCGGGGATCTCGAGCGAGAGGTGCGGCTGGGTCTCGCAGTAGCGCCAGTCGAACTGGGTGGCGACCTCCGGCTCGAACCGCGAGAGCGCGGTGCGGACCGCGTCGAGGTCGACCGCGACCGCGTGGTCCTCGGTCGTCGCCTCGGCGGCCCACATCGCGCGGACGAGGTCGACCGGCTGGCCGGAGCGGAGCGCTTCGACGATGAGCTCGACGCCCGCGTCGACCGCCTTGCCGAACGCGACCTTCTCGGTCATGAGGAAGGGCGTCGGGAACCACAGGTCGTACCACGCGCGGTAGCCGCACAGGTCGGCCCCGATCATCCACGACTTGGAGAGCCGCTCGCGGGGGTTGCGGCGGGCGAGGTGCGCGGCCTGTGCGGCACGCTCGCCGATGGGGTCTCGGACGGGTGTCATACTTCCTCCTGGTGCCCGGGTCCGCGCTCGTCTTGCAGGAAAGAGCGGCCCGGGTGCTGTGCTGTCAGGCGGCCGGCGGCAGCTGCCGGGGCGCGGGGCGCGACACCTTGCGGGGGTGCTTCGCGAGCCACGCCTTCATGTCGATCACCTGTGCGGACATGCCCTCCTCCTACGCTGCCCGCCGGGAGCCCGGCCGGGTCAGCAGCTCGAGCGCGGCGAGATACCGCGCCACCGTGGCCGGACGGAGGATGTCGGCGTTCTCGATGCGAGAGACGCGCGACGCGGAGACGCCCATCGCCGCGGCGAGATCCTTCGAGTGGATGCGCCGTGCCGTGCGAGCGAGCCGTAGGTCCAGTCCGGTCATGTGCAGACCATACGCTTCATGCGTAGGGCTGTCAATACATGAACTGCGCACGGTGCGTATGACAAGCACCACTCGAGGTGAGCATCGGGCGTGCCGAAGTTATGACGTGCATCCCCGCGCCCACCCGGCGTACCATCCCGCCGTGGGCACGAGGAAGGCCGACGACGAACGGGGCACGTTCGGCGCCTGGCTCGTCAGGAAACGATCGGAGCGTGGCTGGTCAGGCCCGCAGGCCGTCGCCGCGCTCCAGGCGAGCGGGCGCCGCATCAACGAGTCGTACTACTACGCGCTCGAGTCGGGCGGCCGGAAGCCCGGCATGCCCGTCGTCGCGGCGTTCGAGCGGCTCTACGGCGAGCGGTCGCCGACCCGCGAGGCGGACCCGGTCTCCCTGGCGACGATCGCGGCCGGCCTCGAGGAGCTGCGCGATGCCGTCACGCGGCTTGAGGAGGAGGTTCGCCTCTTGCGCGAGGGCGACGACCTGCTCGGTCGCGCGACCCGCGCGGCGTTGCTCGCAACCCGAGCAGATACAGCGTCAGATGCACCAGCGCGACCCGCTTCTCCTCCTCGGGATCTGGGTCGATGAGCGGCGGCAGCTCGTCCGGGCTGGGGACCGGCGTCGACATGAAGGAACCCCCTGTTACCCCCCCCCCCCCCGCGGACCCTCCTCCGGTGGCGGACGGAAGGGGGAAGGTCATTGACTCGATGGTGACAGTTCGCGCATATCCCGCGCAAGGTCCGGGAAACGTTGCCTGTCCACAATCTTCGATCGTGGTCGTGCCGACAGTCTGGCACGGATAGAACGAACGTTCTAGAGGGGGATCAGATGAAGCGCGACAAGAAGGACTGGACCTTCGGCGCGACGCTTCACCTCGACACCGCCGACATCACGATGTCCCGGGGCGCGGTGACCGCCGACGAGAAGGCCGAGGAGCGGCGCTCGCGGCTACGGCTGCTCGAGGGCGGCGCGATCGCGGACGAGCCCGCTCCCGCGGTGGACGAGCCGGACGACGCGGGGCAGGCTCCCATCTTCTGAGAGCTCGACGCGGTAGTCGTGCGCGGCGGCCCCGAGCGACTCCGGCCACGTCCCCGAGGCGACCGCGCCGTTGACGTTCCACAGACTCCGCAGGCGAACGCCTGCCGCCTCCTCAGCGGCGACGTCGAGGAACGCGCCGTCTCGCCGGACCTCGTCGAGCGTGGCGACGATGTTGCCGCCCTCGTCCCAGGCGATGATCATCGGCTAGTTCCCGTCGTATTTCACGGCGACCCACACGACGACCGCTAGGTCGGCGGTCGTCGGCGCATAGGTTGCCGAGGTGTCCACGACGACGCCGATCTGTTGCCCGCTTGCGAGCTCGTCGGCCGTGACGACCTGGCTCGCTTCGTTCGACAGCGCCCCGCCGGACCCGGCGATGGTGAACGGGGTCCATACGGTCGAGCCGCCGACCTGCACGCGGATGGCAAGCGCGGACGCGCCACCGGCCGTCGGGATGGCCGACAGGCGGTATGACGCGCCGACGATCGCGGACGCCCACGGGATACCGATGCGCGGCGTCGCGAGCGCGAGCGCCGTGTCGCCCCAGAGCTGGAGCTCGGTGACCGCGTTCGCGGGGATGTTGACGAGGCTGAACGGAAGCGGGACGAGTTGGTAGTTGAGGAGGCGCTGCGTCGTCGTGCTTCCGGCGGTCGTCGAGGCGGGCTGCCACAGGAGGTTGGAGCCGGTCATATAGAAGTCGCCGACGCTCACCACGCCTGCGCCGCCATATAGCTGGCGGTCCACGAGGCGCACGTTCGACGTGACCCGCTCGCGCCGGATCTCCGGCACGTCGATGGTGAACGCGGTGCCGGCCAAGACGGACTGCCGGTTCGCGACGACGCGCAGCCGCAGGTAGCGCGCCGCGCCGGGCGGGTTGTCGACCTCCGCGGGGTGGAAGAGATAGCGCGGGGCGCGCCCTCCCACGCCGCCAGAGTCGAGCGTCGTCCGCTCCGGCGGCATCCCGGCGATCGTCCCGTCGGTCGTGAGGTACTGCGTCGAGACGGCGAGGCCCGCCCTGTTCTGCGACGAGGAGCCGTAGCCGCGGATGATTGCGCCGATGTCCTGGTTGACCGATCCCCCCATGTCGATGAGCTGCTCGATGTAGGCCTCGTCGTTCGCCGATCCCGCCGCGAACGTGAAGCGGAAGTTCGAGCCGGACGGGTACGCGGCGTTGCGGACCATCGAGCCGGTGATGTTCGTGTTGCTCGACTGGACGAAGCGCCAGCCGGGGACGAAGTTACTGCCCGCGGCGCCGACGACGTCGACGTTCGCCGCGGGGTTCGGCGGGCCGAGTCGGAAGTTCCCGTTGAAGATGCCGAAGTTGATGAAGTCGGTAAAGCCGGAGCGCGAGCCGGGCACGTCGATGCCGACTTGCTGCGCGGTCGGCTCGACCTCTTCGAGGAACGGGTCGTCGATGTCGGGCACTAGATGACCCTCTTCTGCAAGATCCAGTAGCGGATGGTCTGGGCGCCGTCCGGCGGCGAGCTGCTAAACCGCGTCACCTGCACCTGCGTCTTCGCGGCGGCACCCGCGCCCGACTCGTAGCGCGCGCGGCCCTGCAAGGCGCGGAGGATCGTGCCGGCCGCGGAGATGCTCAACTCCGGTAGCGGCTGCGACCAGTCGCCGGTGCCGTCACGCGAGGGGACGCGGGCCGCGAAGAGGACCAGCGGGTCGGTGTCCAGGCCGGTCGTCACCGACAACGTCTTCTTCGTGAGGCCCTTGCCGGTCGACGCGGGGAGCTGGATGGTGCCCTTCGCGACGATGGAGAAAAATTCGCTCGTCCCGTCGATGATGACCTCGGCGGAGCCGTTGGTCACCGAGATCGAGCCGCCGTTGATGGTGAGGCCGTTTGCGTCGAGGAGCGCGCCTGGCGAGTCGGGCGTCGAGGCGTCGGTCGCGGTCGAGAACTCCTCGTCGACCGAGACGTCCGGGCCGTCGAAGAAGCGGGTCGGCTTCACCTTGTCCTTGAGGACGAGGTCGACGCGGTAGGTGACGTCGTTGAGCTGCGTGATGGTGCGGGTCGTGACACGCCAGTTCTCGTAGCCCGTAAAACCGTGGCGGGTCAGTTTGATGCCGATGAGCATCCCCGCCCGGATGAGGTTGACGTAGGCCGCGGGCATGATCGTCGAGCACTTGAGCGAGCGGGTCTCGGTCGCCGCCTGCGCGAGCCACTTGTTCGCCTGGGCGGTCGCCTTCGTCTCGGTCTTAGCCCGCATCCACCGCTTGTAGGTCTCGCGGACGCGGAAGTTTGAGCCGGTCGTGTCGAGCGCCTGCGTCGTGCTGCCCGCCTTGTAGCGGATGCGGAGGCGCGAGTAGACGCGCGACGGGTCGTAGGAATACTCGGGGTTGGAGATCGGAAAGACGGTCGTCGAGTCGACATCCGCCGCGGCGTCGGATAGGTAGGCGGTCGAGGTGAACGTCGCGTTCGTGCCGACGTCGTAGAAGAGCTTGATGCCGCTGCCGATGTCGTAGAGGAAGTAGTTCGCGCCCGACTTCTGCGCGCAGTCCTCGAGGACGTCGCGGGCGGTCTTACCGCGGTAGTCGGTCTTGTCCATGTCGACGTCGTCGCCCGCGCCGTGAAGGACGCCCGACGTGATGCCGGGGCTCGATAGGACGGTGCAGGCCGCGCCCTCGGTGAGCCCGAGGAGCCAGCGGACGCGGTCGCGGTCGGTCTCTGCCGGCCGGTTGCCGTTCATCGCGTTCGTGATGATGCGGTCGTCGAAGAGGACGTTGAGGTCCTCGACCGTCACGACCCACTGCCGCTGGCCGGGCGGCATCTGGAACGTCGAGGTCGTCCGCTCCGCGACGTAGCCGGTGAACAGGCGAGTCGGGGTCGCGCTCGACTCGACGACCGTGATCGTCTTCTGGGCGGGCGGGAGGTACGTGCCGAGCGTGTCGTCGATGGTGAGCGTCGCCGCGCCGACCTGCCCGCGCTGGGCGCACTCGGTGAGCGACCACGACTGGTAGCGGACGGAGTCGCTCTTGTCGACGCCGCCGATGGTCCAGGTGAGCGGCACCTAGAGGATCTCCAGGCGCTGCCCGTTCGCGGCGAAGGTGATCGCGTTGCCGGTCGCCGAGGCGGAGATTGTCACCGAGGGCTTGAGCGTGAACTGGTAGCTCGGCGGCTCCTTGGTGTGCTCCTCGATGAGCTTGAAGTACTTGAGCGCCTGCTTACCGTTGATCACGCCCATGTTTACGTCGCGCTGGATGCCGCGGAACACGCCTGCTTGCAGCTTTCCCTCGGCGACAAGCCGATGACCGAGCAACTGAAACGGCTTGCTTAGGGCGTTCGGGAAGTCGGGGATGTTGTTGCCGGGTCGAGGCTTGCTGGCGTTCGGAGGATTCTCGAGGAGCTTGAGGAGCGTCTTGAGGAACCCTTGATTGCCGACCGTGACGCCTTCGACCTTGCGGCCAGGCATCCCGGGGATCTCCGTCGAGCCCGGCTGAGCTCCGGTGTACCCCTTCGCGATGAGCTCGCGGACCATCTGCGCGGCGAGGATGCGGTCGGTCTGGCTAAGCTGACCGCGATTGTTGGCCGTGAAGATGCGCGTGAGCTGCGTATCGAGCGTCTTGCTGATCGACTTGTCGAGCCCACGATTGGCGAAGTCCGGGCTTCGCACGAACCCGAGGACGTCGCGGATCATCTGCGAGGGGCTGCGCTTCAGCGCGTCGGTCTCCTTGCCGTAGAGATAGTTCTGCGCCTCGGTGATCTGTTCCTTCACCTGGATGTACGCCTCGGCGACCATGAACGTCGTGGCGCCGACGATCGGGATGGCGCCGGCCAGCCCGCCCAGCTTGCCGCGGAACCCGCCCGCCCCGCCGCCACCGCCGCCTGCGCCACCGGCCACGCCGCCCGCGTTGACGGTGACGGCGCCCGCGTTGATCGTCTTGAGGCTGCCGAGCGCGAACGAGGCGATGTCCTTGAGCCCCGACGCGACGAGGCCACCGGTGAGCTTGTTGGCGGCGAGGAGCGTGATGAGCGCCGACTGGAGACCGGAGGGCAGCGACTGGAAGATGCCGACGGCCTGCCCGGCGATGTCGACCGTTTGCTGGAGGCCGCGCCGGATCTGCGACCACGGCATGTCCTGGAGGAACTTGAAGCCGCCCTGGAGCATCGCGAACCCGTCGTCGAGGTTGCGCGCGCTGAACAGGCCGGCGATGCCCTCGCCGAGGCGACGGATGCCGTCGATGACCTCCGGCGACGTGGCGAAGTCGCGGAACCGCAGGGCCGCCTCCTCGAGCGGCTTCATGAGCGGCTCGGCGAGCGCGACCTGCACCGTCTCGATTGCGTCGCCCATCCGGTTCATCGCGCCCTGGAACGTGTCCGCGCTGGCCGCCGCCGACCCGCCGAACTCCTTGCTCAACTCGCGGAGGATGATCTTCTGCGCCGCCATCGTCCGGCCGCTCTGCGCGAGCGTCTTGATCTGCGCCTTCTGTTGGTCGGTGAACTGAACCCCCGCGCGTCCGAGCGCGGTCATTCCGGCGACCGGGTCGTTGAGCGCCTTGCCGACCATCATCGAGGACGAGGTGAGGTCCTTGCCCAGCGCGACCGACAGGTCGAGCGAGGCGGCGAGCGCGGGCTCGAAGGCGTTCTTGTGGATGTTGCGGAAGGTGAGGAGGACGTTCTCGCCGCGCTGCACGACCTTGTCGTCGACAGTGGTGAGGTCCTCGTACTTCGTCGCGAGGTCGCGCACCGCCTCGGCGGTGACGCGCGCCGCTCCGCCGGTCGAGCGGATGACGGCCTCGGTCTGCTTCTGCACCGCGTCGAGCTCGGCAAGCGACTGGATGCCCGCGTAGACCTGCGTCGCGAGCGCACCGGCGGCCGTGGCGCCGATCTTGAGCGAGTTGGTCAGCCCGACCCGAAGCCCGCGGCCGACCTTGCCCACGCCCTGGTTGAGCAACTGGTAGCGACGGTCGAGCGCCGCGACCTGCTGCTCGGCCTTCTTGGCCGGCCCGGAGAACTCGTCCTTGAGCCTCAGCCGCGCGACGAGGTCGGCCTGCTCCGCTAGCGCCATCAGCCGAGCACCTCATGCGCCCGCTCCCACGCCTTCTCCTGCTCCGCCGCCTCCCGCAGGCTCGCCTCGGAGATCCGCTTGCCGACCCGCTCCTCGAAGAGGTGGAGCAGTCGCCAGCGGAGCTCGCGATACGAGCTCGGGCGCGTCGCGTAGGTCGCGTCGTGGATGGCCATCACCGCCTCCGGGGTCAGTCCGAGGAGGTAGGGGTCGGAGAGGTCGATCCGTCCGACGGCCCACTCGGCGAGGACGCGCTCGCCGTCTGCACCAAAGGGGAGAGCACCGCCTCGCCGTACAGGTCCGACGCCGCGTTGGCGAGCGTCAGCGTCGAGGCGGTCCACCGCAGTCGGCGGATGTTGTCGTGCGTGACCGGGACCTTCGCCCCCGCCTCGTCGGTGAACGTCCAGTCGACGATCCCCGCGATGAGGTACGCCCGTCCCATCCGCTCGATGAGCGCGTCGGAGTCGCCGGACGTGAACGTCGCGACGACACCGAGCCCGCCCGCGGCGTCAAGTTCGGCGCGGAGGTACACCGTATCGCCGCCCGCATGGGGAGCGCCGGGGCACTGGCACTCCCCGAGCGGGACGGCGACGGGTGCTCGTTCCGAGAGGAACCAGCTCACGCGAGGGCCGACCGGTTGTTCACGACGTAGGAGCGGAGGACGTACCCCAGCCCCGCGTCGTAGCGGCCGGTGCATTCGAGGGTGACGACGGCGTTGCCGCCGACCTCCTCGTCGGTGCGGGCGGTCCACGTGCCCGAGAGGTAGAGGTCCCAGGAGTAGGGGATGGCGCCCGAGATGATGCTTGGGCTCGTCACGTTGAGGCGGATGTAGCGGTTCGTCGGGTCGGCCGACAGCCACTTCGCGGCCTCGCCCGCGACGCCGACGGTCGCCGACGTCTTCGCGAACGTGAACGACGCGGTGATCTCGCGGCCGGTGAGGCCGTAGCCCGCGACGGCGAAGCGGGTGTTCGAGCCATTCGCGAAGCGCTTCACGTCGATGCTGTTCGTGATCGTGATCGACGCCCTGTGGAGCGCGTCGGAGATCTGCGTGCCGCCGATGCCACCGCTGGTCGAGTCGATGTAGAGCTTAGTATCAGCGCCGAACACCAGCGGGAGGTTCGAGCCGACCATGAGGCCGGCGGTCGGCGTGATGCCGCCGTCGACCGAGCCCCAGCGCCAGCCGCCGGTGAACGTCCAGGGGCCGAGGCTCTCGTCGAAGCCGAGCTCGATGCTCTCGAGGATGCCGTCCTTCGCCTTGAAGCCGTCGGCGGTCGCGCCGATGACGTCGTCGGCCCATTCGGTCGTGAACTCGTCGAGCGTCGTCGCGGACGTCGTGAGCGCGGTGTGCGTCCACTGGTACGTCGAGGACGAGGTGACCGCCGAGACGCCGCCGCGCACGCCCGCGGCCATGATGAGCGGGATGTCGTCGTACGTGAGCGGGCCGGACAGGCTCGACGTCACGTCGAGGTACGTGCGGTACGCGGGGAGGACGGGGTCGATCGCGCCGGTGTCGACGTCGGTCTGCTGCGTCCAGTTGGGGTTGATCGACATCGACCCCTTCCAGCCGACCGCACGCGTCGCCGCGACCGCGGTGCCGTGGACCGACTGCTTGCCGAACTGCCACTTGCGGAACCGAGTGAAGCCCTGGATGGGCATGGTCGGTGCCTTCCTGCCCTTTCCGGGCCGCGGACGCTCTTAGCGCCCCTCGCTGTAGGTGAACCGGCCGACCGTGACGACCCACGCGGGGTACGTCGCGCCCTGCCCGTTGTCGACGGACGCCGTCCGCACCCGGACCGGCTCCGCCACGGTGTTCGCGCCCGCCATGTGCGGCGCGTCGGAGAAGGCGTCGATGACCGCGGACACGAGCGTGTCGGCGGATGCCTGCGCCTCCTCGTTGTCGAAGCCCCCGGCGATCACGTAGATGTCGACCTCGCCGCCGTCCCACTGGCGGACGCCCGCCGTGTGTAGGAGCGAGGAGCGGATCTCGTCGACGAACGCGCAGGGGAGCGAGCCGAGGCTGGCCGGCCGGGCGCTGTACGTCTGGGCGAGGCCGGGCACGGTGTCGAGGACCGCCTTCGCCCCGTTGCGGATGTCGGCGATGACGCTCATGCGCCCTCGTTCCACGCGACCGTGACGGTCCGCTCGATGCCGAGCTCGTCGAGCGCGGCCTGCGCGGCGGGCCGGAGGTACGGCTGCGGCTTCGTGCCGGGGTGCTTGACGACCTTCGCGTACTGGAAGGCGAGCGTCCCGTACTTCCGCACGGTCGCGGCGTTCACCGCGCCGGTCTGTCGGCGGCCGAGGATCGCGCCCGACCCGGCGCGGTCGGAGAGCGCCCGCTGGGAGCCGAAGAAGAGCGCCTTCTTCACCTTCGGGCGGATCTCGTGGGGGCGGGTGCCCTCCTCGACGTAGCGGGCGTAGCCGTGCGTCTCCGAGCCACCCGCGGTGACCGTCGCGTTGCCCGCCTTCGCGTCGAGGTCGCCGGGACGGATCGAGCGCGACAGCGTGCGGGTCTTGCTGAACGAGACCACGTTGTCCTTCGCCTTGCCCACCGTCGCGGTCTGCCACGTCCGGAGGACAAGGTCGGGCGAGCGGTCGACGACCGCCTCGAGGCGACGGCGGAGCTCGGTCGTGCCTTCGAGCGCGTCCATCAGAAGATGCTCACGGCCTGCTCGCCGACCCGGTACGTCGCGATGACGGCGTTCACCTCGGGAGGCATCTGGGAGTAGTCGAAGACCGTCCCGTCGGGCGCCTGCACCGCGTTCGCGAGGACGCCGTCGGCGCGCTTCGTGAGCCATGCCGCGAGGACCTTCGTCGCGTGGAGGATGTCCCAGGGCGGCGGTGACCAGCCCCAGTCGCCGGTGATGACGAGGTCGTTGGGCATCGAGGAGGTCGAGTAGGGGACGCGCATGTCGAGCCCGCGGTCGTACCAGTTCGGGTTGCCGAGGTACCAGTTGAGCCGGTTGCGGCCGTAGACGCGGAACTGGATCGCCGTGTAGACGGTCGGGAACTTCGGGTCGGGCAGGAGCCAGTACGTCTCGTTTGCGGTGAGCGCGGTGCCAACGAACGTGACCGAGGAGACCGATCGGACGTCGGGGATCGCGATCTGCGCGCGGTACTCGGTCGTGAACGTCCGGCTCGTCGTCTGCGCGTCGAACACGCGCCCCGTCCGCTGCTCGATGAGCTGCTGGGCGGCGTAGATGTTCGAGCCGAGCGCGGCGTCGCTATAGCGGCCGGCGGTGCCGTCGAGGTTCGCGTACGTTCGGACGTCGGCTGCGGAGATCCACAGGTTCACGCGGCAAGCGGCTCCGGCGCCGTCCCTGACGGCCTGTCCTGCTCATTGTACGACCCCCGGAGGACCGCCTCGAACGCCTCGGCCGCCGACGACCAGCGGAAGTGGCGCTCGACGTGGCCCGGCCCGAGTGCGCCGAGCGCCCGCCGCTTCGCGGGATGCTCGACGAGGTGCCGGACGGCCACGCGGAACATCGTCTCGTCCGGCCATGCCCACGCGTGGTCGTACTCGTTGTCGTACGTCCGGTCGACCGCGACCGTCATCCCCGCGGGGCCGATGACCTCGGGGACCGCGGAGTAGTCCATCCCGACCGCGGGGACGCCGCACGCAAGCGCCTCCGCGATGCACAGGCCGAAGCCCTCGGCGGACGTCGTCACGTAGAGATCCATCGCGTTGTAGAGCGCGTTGAGGACGGAGCGCGGCAGGCCGGGGCGGTCGGTGATGATGACCCGCGAGCCCGCGGCGGGCGACATCTTCGAGACGCTGTCGGGGAGGAAGCCGCCCTGGTCGAACGCGCTTGCGTGGATGAGGAGGCGGGCGTCCTCGCGCTCCTCGAGGACGGGGCCGACCGCGCGGAGGAGCGAGGCGTACCGCTTGCGCGGCATGTTCCGGTCGGTCCGGCCGATGATCGTCCAGCGCGGGTCGAAGCCGAAGAACCGCTTCGCGCCTTCCTTCGAGGTGATGCGGACCGTCGGGCTGTCGGGGCCGTCGTCGCGGGGCACGTCGATGGGGCGGCTCGGGCTCACCGGCCAGAACGCGTCGGGGTCGACGCCGTGGTAGGCGAGCGGCGGGCGGACGCCGGTGAGCGCCTCGATCTGCTCCTGCCCGAAGCGGCTCATCGCGACCGGCCGCATGTGGCGCCACAGGTCGGCCCACAGCGGCGGGAGGTCGACGCCCTCGACCGGGACGTAGTGGTAGACGGGGACCTTCGCGAACGCGTCGGCGAAGCGGGTCCACAGGAGGCGCGCGGCGACGAAGTCCGAGAGGACGACGACCGCCTCGGGGCGCCAGTCGCCGAAGGCCTCGCCGTTCACGAGGAGGTGGCCGGGGACGCCGTCGATGATGTCGCCGATGAGCGAGCGGACGCCGGTCACGCCCGGCTGGCCCGCCTGGTACGTGTAGAACGCGAGGTCGACCGCGCGCGAGGCGAAGGGCTCGGGGAGACTGCCGATCTCGTTCTGCGAGAGGAACCGGACGTCGAGCCCGCGGTCGAGGAGCGCCCGCCCGAGGTCGGTCGTCACCGAGCCGAAGCCGGTCGCGGCGAGGTCGCCGACGAAGAGGACCCTCACAGGCCGAGCATCCCGGCGATCGCCTGCGCCTCCGCGTCGAACGAGACGAGGGAGTCGAAGCGGTCGCGGCTCGCGGTCGCGGCGTTGAGCCAGAACTCGTCGTCGTCGCGGAGGCGGCGCATGAGCGCGACGAGCTCGGCCTCGGTGTGGCGCCCGATGTCCCACGCGTTGACGCCCTCGACGAAGAGCGGCGCGGCGAGCTTGTCGCGGTAGTAGTCGGCGACCCACACGATCGGGCGGCCGAGCGCGGCCCAGTTGTGGATGACGTGGCCGAAGCCGTCGCTCCACGCCTTCATGTGGAAGCCGACGCGCGCCTCGCTCATCCGGTCCGCGACGTCGGTGACGAGCGACACGTCGCCCGCGGCGAGCTCGTCCGCGGCGGCCGAGCCGTACGCGCCGTACACCTTGAAGTCGAAGTCGTCGGCGTGCCGGCGGGCGAAGTCGAGGAAGCCCGGGTAGGGCGCCGTCTCGGGGAAGCAGTTCACCCAGGAGGCGACCTCGCGGGAGCCCGCAGCCGGGTCGGGGTCGAAGCGAAAGACGCCCTGCGCGTCAAACTCCTGGTGGTAGATGACGGTCGGCACGCCGCGGTGGTCGATGACCTTCGCCCAGGAGTCGGGCGTCGTGTGGCCGGGGAGCGTCGACGAGGAGAGCGCGAACTCCGCGAGGTCGTAGCGGCTGTCCTGCATCACGTTCCCGATCTGCAGGCCGAAGCGGGCGCGCTGGTTCGCCGGGAGGTCGACCGTCGCGAAGCGGTGCATCCCCTCGTCGTTGTGGGGGAGCGTCGAGATGACGAGGTCCCACACCATGTCGAGCGCCCGCTCGACGGTGACGCCGTTGTGCCAGCGGCCGGGGTGGCGCGGGTCGCGCCGGAAGACGCCGTGCTCGCCCCACTCGCCGTCGGCCCAGATCCCCTCGAGGTACTGGCGCGCGACCGCGTCGCCGTGCCACGCCCGCTCGAAGTTCCAGTAGCCCCGCTCGTACCAGCCCATCCCCGCGGGGAAGTAGACGTCGACGCCGTAGCGGTCGTCGAAGAGGCGCAGGAGGCTCTCGGCGAGCGCGTGGTGATGGAAGTCGACGAGGACCCTCATCCGAGGAACTCCTTCCACTGGGCGGCGATGACGGGCTTGCCGAACAGCGCCTCGGCCACCTCCTGCTGCCGCGTCGAGATCGCCTTCGCCCAGTCGGGGTCGTGGAGAAGGCGGTTCGCCATCTGGGCGGCCTGGTACGGGTCGTCCGACCAGAGCGGGACGAGCTCGTGCGCCTCGTACAGCGCCGAGCCGTACGGGAGGCCGGAGAAGTCGCGGCCCCAGCGGGCGGGGCCCGCGGCGACGATCGGGACGCCGGTCATCGCGGCCTCGATGAGCCCGAGCGTGTACGAGGCGGGGAACGTGCCGGTGTAGACGTACGCGCGCATCGAGCGGAGGTACGCCTTCAAGCCGTCGTAGTCGAGGCTGCCGGCGCCGCCCCACTGCTCCGACTTCGGTCCGGCCGGATAGCAGGGGGCGTAGCGGGCGAACTCGGCGTACCAGTCCCAGCCCGTCCACGCCGCCCGGCCGCGCATGTCCTGGGTCACGTTGCCGACGCGGACGTCGTTGCCCGTCCAGCCGGTCCACTCGTCGGGGTCCATCCAGAAGCGGATGAGCCGGTCCTCGCCCGCGTAGTAGGGGATGCTCCGCTCCTTCGGGGAGTAGCGGACGATCTCGAGGCCCTGCGCGCGGAGCGCCTGCATCCGCAGCTCGTTCTCGTGGGTCGACTGGCCGACGGTGCGCCAGATGACCCGCTTGCCCGCCGCCTTGAGGCGGTCGAAGTTGCCGCCCGCGAGCCAGCGCCACTCGCAGTGGTGGACGATGAAGATGTCGCCCCAGTCGATGACCGCGTCGGGGAGGCGGTCCTTCGCGCCCCACAGGTGGTCGTCGGGCATGTCGGGCGAGCAGGGCGCGGCGGAGACGACCGCGGCGAGGTCGGCGTGGAAGAGGACCTCGGGGAGCGCCGGGCGCTTGTCGTCGCCGGGGTGCGCGGGGTCGAGGTACGCGCCGATCGACAGGACCTCGTGGCCGAGCTCGTGCAGGAGCCGGACCTGCATGTACTCCTCGATGGAGTGGGCGAGGAGGAGGACGACACGGCTCACGTGCGCGCCCGCGCGATGAACCCCCCGAAGGAGGCCGTGCCCCCGATCGCCTCGACGTCGTGCGTGTCGGCGAGGAGCCCCTCGAGGCGGGTGAAGCCGCCGTGGTACTCGCCGCGGATCTCCCGCACGCGCGCCTTCGCGGTCTTCCCCGCGAGCAGGTCGTACTCGCCGCCCTCGCAGTCGGTGACGAGGAGGTCGAGCGCGCCCGTCGTGACGAGGCTCGCGAGCGTGACGCCCGGGACGGTGAGCGTCTCCTGCTTCGTGCCCGCGGCCATCGGCTGGTTGCCGACGAAGCGGTGCATGTCGGCGGCCTCGTCGCCCGCGAACGACCAGGCGATGTCGACGTTCCCCTTCGTGCGCGAGGCCGCGCCCCAGATGACGGTGACGCGGTCGCCGACGCCGTTCCGGTGGGCGTTCTCCTCGAGGAGCGCGATGTTCGCGGGGAGCGGCTCGACCGCGAGGACGCGGGCGCCGGGGTGGTCGAGCGCGAGGCCGATCGCGACCATCCCGATGTGGGCGCCGACGTCGGCCGCGAGCGTGAGCGTGCTCGCTGGGATGTCGCGGAGGCGGTACTCATCCTCGTCGAGGCAGGAGTAGGCCATCATCTGGTCGTTCGTGCCCGGACGGCACAGAAGCCGCACGGGCTTCCCATGCGGCGTCCGGAACTCGCGCTCTTCGGTCATCGTGCCCCTCGATGCGGAAAGTGGTGGCCGCTTACGGCGGCCAGTCGGACGTGCTGCGCGGACGTCAGGCGCCGGTCGGGGAAGGGGGGTACCCCGGCCGGATCTTCATCACGGGACGATGTCGGTGATGATCTGCGCGTGGCCCGCGTAGACCGCCGGCCGTGCGTCGAACGCCATCTGCTCCGTCCCCCGGAAGCCGACGGTGAGCGTGTCCCAGCGGGTGCCGGCCACGTCCGAGACGTCGACCCGGTACGTCGAGCCGAAGTAGAGCTTGAACTTGCTCCAGTCGGCGACGACGAGGTTGTCGGTGACCGCCGCGGTCCCCTGAGGTCCGCCGCGGGGTCGGCGTACACCGGGATGCCGAACGGCGACATGAGCGTCCCGGGGGCGATGCCCGTCGGGCCACCGGCCGGGTTGAAGAAGAAGCCCGCGTTGTCGGTACCCTGGCTGACCATCGTCCAGTAGGACGAGGCCGACATGACCGCTGCGGTCGGCTTCACGCCGCGGCCCGCGAGGGCCCCGGCCGCGTCGGCGATCGAGGTCGCGATCGACCCGGCGAGCGTCGTGCTCGACGGGGTGAACGTCGTCTTGAACGAGCCGGGGCCGTTCGTGAGCGCGCCGGTGTAGCCGTACGGCTGCGAGGAGCCGGAGCCCTCGCGGATGTAGTACGACTCGCCCTGTGCGAACGCGGCGGCGAGCTCCGTCATCACGTCCTGCTCGGCCGCGCCGCGGCTGAACTGGACGAACTGGGCGCCGAGGTCGTAGACCCTCGCGAGGGTGTACACCGTGGCGGTGTAAGCCTGGTACGCGAGGTCCTTGTTCTCGATCGTGTTGCCCCACGGTGCGATGACCGCCGCGGCGCGGGCAGCGTCGCGGTAGGGCATGTCGATCTGGAACGTCGCGACGTTGTTGACCACCGTCATAAGGCGGCGGTAGATGTTGTCGACGGTGCCGGGGATGATGAGCTGGTCGACGATCGCGTTCGGCAGAATCCAGCCGCCGGTCGCGTCGGTCGCACCGAGCGTCGCCTTGCCCTCGTCACGGCCGTACGCCGAGGCGAGCCGGTCGAGCGTCGCCTTCGCGGCGAGGCGGGCGTCCGGGTCGCCCGAGCGGGCGTCCATGATCGCGCCGAGGAACGTGCCCGGCTCGTAGCGGCCACCCGCGCGGACGGCACCGATGGCGCCGGCCTTCGAGGGGGAGCGCATCTGCGCGAGCTGCGCCTTCATCTCGGCGACGGAGGCCACCGCGTCCGCGGTCTCCTCCTCCATCTTCGCCTTGGCGAACTGCTCCTGGAGCTTCGAGAGCTCGACGGCCTGCGACTTGCGCTCCTCGTTGAGCGCCTGCCAGCGGGCGGTGTCCTGCTCCTTGGCGTCGGCCATCTCGGTCGCGATCTGCTCGATGCGCGTGGCCGCCTTGCCGATGGCGTCCATGAGGCCCGTGGTCGGCGTGATGCCGCCGGTCACGACCTCCTGGGTGAACTGCGTTCCCATTGGGGTTCCCTTTCGTCCGGCCAGCGCCGGGCTGTAGGTGTCGGTGGTTACGCCCCGCGGACCTTCGCGAGGGCGTTAGCCGTCGCTCGGTCGAACCGCGCCACCGCTTCGAGTAGCCCGTCGTCGTATGCCGCGCCCTTGCCGGGCGGGGTCACCGCCGAGGTCGTGCGCAGGTCCGCCGCGAGGTCCGCGAGCCGGGGGCCGAGATCCGCCCAGAAGGCGGGGGTGATGTAATCGGGGTCGATGTGCGCCACGGAAGCCTTGAGGGGGCGCATGACCGACAAGGTGTTCTGGGGCGACGTGCTCAACGTCTGCCGCCAGTAGGGCCATTCGAGGATCTCGCCGGTCGCCTTGTCCTTCTTCACGAGCCCCGCGACCGATTCCGACGAGCCGAAGAGCGCGGCGCCCTTCTCGGCGAGCCGCTTGATGAGCTCCAGGCGTCGGTGGCCGTGGTCGAGCCACACGGTCACCCACCATCCCTCGTCGTCCATCACCGGGTCGACTGCCTTGCCGATCACCTCGCGGCCGAGCGTCGCGTCGGCGCCGTGGTGCCAGTCGACCGGGCGCGCCTTGAGCCAGGCGGGCTTGATGTCGGTGCGCTCGCTGAACCACTCGCCGTCGAGGTCGACGCCGCGCGGGCTGCGAGGGGAGGGGATGGGGCCGCCGAAGGGGAAGGCGAGGAGGCGGAAGGCGTCGTCGTCGAGGAGCGTCGCCTTCACCGCACGGTTCACCACGGGCCCTCCTGGTCCTCGGCCACGCCGAGCAGAAGGACGACGAGCACGCTTTCGTCGTCCTCGTCAATGGTCGCACCCGGCTCCGGCGTCACCGGCCGTCGGGCGACGTTCCGATCGGGTCGGCCGGGGTGCCCTCCGGTCGGGGTCGGGACGGATGCGCCGACGATCAGGAGGAGGAGCATCTAGAAGCCGCGGACGTCGATGCCCATGATCGGCGACGACGACTCGCCACTCGTCCCGAAGGTCATCGTGGCGGGCAGCGGCAGCGCGCTGGCCTGCGTCACGTTTCCATACGCGCGCATGT